GATAGAGCTAGAAGAAGGCAATGTTAGGAAGGTAATGATATTGATGCTTAAGGCGCCAGATCCAGAGGTATTTCCTAATGATGAACCTGACAAATTTACCTGCAGCCTTCCTAATTGAATGGTTCCCCTTTTTTTCAAGATACGTCCACGCCATACATATGCATTTGTCATGGTAGGAAAGGCATCATTATTGATGATAAATGGCTTCCTATCTGTCTCTAGGCCAGTTGCAAAGTTGGCTATGATGAGAGAGCTACTCATTTTCCTATCACTATGTAGTAGTTTTGAAGAGGAGAAGCATTAATCGCTGGTATAGCGGAATTATATGATATGAACACGGCCTGAGTAAGGCTCAGAGAGACCACATATGTAATATAATCTCCTGGATCCTTAAAAATTGGGGAAATAATAGCTCCATACACTACCGTTGAGAAGGGTTCTGCAAAATTCACAGTCGTAGTTAGGCTATCGATAGTCTTTAAATATCCAAATTTTATAGATATATCCCATGGGGTGTCTATAAATCTTTGAATACCAGCTGCCGTGGTCTTGGTTTTCATGAATAAACGAGTTAGCTGAGATATCATCTCTGAATTTTGAAAAAACAAATCAGCTTTCGTTGAAGGCTGCGTGCCAGCTTCAGATCTAAATATTTTATTATATAAAGATGCCTGAGGAGCTGGTAAAGAAGGGTCCCCTAGCAGAGGAGAAGGCATACTCAACTGTTTATGATATCCATATGCATAAGAAGCCGAGGAAAAATTTCCAGTGCCAGCCAAATAAGTCGGCTCTAAAGTTGTGTTTGAACCATCTAATGAAAAAGTATTGGCATCTATCACAGTAATCGTAAAAGAGGAACCATTGATAGACCATGGTGTAGGCGTGTTTCCTAGAAGTCCTGTGATATCATAAACCGTTACAGTGTTTCCTGTAGCCAGTCCATGGGCTACACTAGTAATTACGCAGGGAGCTGCCAATGTAGCATTGGAGATCACATTTCCCAATTGGACATGATCCTGAGAAAAGTACTGATTGAACAATAAAAAATTATCTAGAAACCTGGATTGGCTCTCTGAAGGTATCTCAAATGGCTGTGGCGTGTTAGGGTTATATGTCATGTTTTTGCTACCACTAAATAATAGACCGAACCTGCAGGCGAATAAGTCAGCTGAGTAGTTGTCACCGTAACTACTCTAGGAACAGTGGTGCTTACTCCTGAATTGCATAACAAGGCTGTATACACTGTGCCTGTAAAAGGAACGGAAAAGTTAATCGGACTCGTAGTAGCAAGTCCCATATTGAAAGTCAAACCCCAGGGACTAACGAACCCATATCTTGTTCCAACTGTCGTTACAACAAGATTCGTAAGCTGAAATGCATTTGCAGATAGAGTTCCATTCTGAAAAAATAATTCAGGAGTACCAGCTACATTCTTGGTGTAAACAGATGTCTGAGGAGGAGTTAAACCTGGATTTGATCCTAAAGGGCTCTTAAACCATACTTGAGTATGATAACCTTGCTGCCCTCCTGCTGTAAGCTGTACATGATTGACTAAAAACTGATTCTGAATGGCAGTGAAGTTATCTAACAGATCCTGCTGAGACTGCGAGGGATCATCAGTAGACTGAGGAATATTTGGATGATATGGCATTGGATACTCTAGTAATACTCAGATAGCAAAAGGTACCATACTTTGACTTATCTCCCTACTCCCCGCAGGGAGAGGGGAAATGTACTGCATTTCTCTTATTTATGACCTTTATGATGTGCCTTTTTAGCAAGAGAATGCAGAGCTTTCATATGTTTATGATGCTCTTTCATATGATGCTTGGCCATCTTATGATGATGGTCTGGATGCTGCTCGTGATGCCCTTCAGGCTCTTTTAATCCATGCATAACCTTTGCTTTTGCATGATGTCGATGCGAAGGCTCATGAGCTTCATGGCCCATAACAACAGCCTTCTCGTGAGATAAGTGATGCCCATGATGCCCATGCAATATTGGATGGGGTTTGTCATGATGGGATGCATGTTTGTGCATTGAGTGCTCCTAGGTTAATAACGAGTGAACGAAAATGCATTGTCTGAGGACTGATAGCTAAAAATTGTGGGTGTGCGTGTAACTGTGTTCTGTCTCTCTGTCCTTCGTAAGACGAGGACCTCTTGTTCCTTGAAAAACTGCTCGTAGAAGTTAAATTGATCATAGTCTGCATTGTCAGATAGGATTTTTCTGGCTGCTCCTCTGGCAATGTATTCCGACATGTAAGCAAATGGAATACTTGAATCAGTCTCCATAAATTGTGCCGGAGTAATATAACAGTCCATCTGAATCTTATATACTCGATCTGGAACAGGATATAATTTGAATATGTTATTAAAAAATAAGCATATTCTAGGAACCCCTGCAGAGAAAGGAGAGCATTGTGTATTGATAACGCTAGTCGCAGGAATAGCATTTTCAAAAGTCACAGTAGCAGTTCCTAAATTGTAGTCTACTGTTCCTGCATTATTTGTCGCAGTTATCGGAGGAGTGGGAAACAAAATTCCCTGCATAGCATAGTCCATACGCTGCATTAATCCATTTCCGTTATCTACAATGAATTCTTGCTCTCCATTCACATCCTGAGCACTTATAAAGACCTGAGGCTCTAGATTTTGCAAATCATCAGTAAATCCCCTAAGAATAGGCTGAGAACCAAATACAAAGGTATAAGGTCCTGGCGTTCCATCTCCAAAAAATGGTTGCTCATTCAAGACTAATTCTGGAAACACCCCGTAAAACTGCTTTGGAGACTGGTACCAGCCCATTTGGATCCCATCGCAATAGATGGGATCCCTAAATTCTTGATAAGCCGGAACATTGGGATTATCTGGAGCATCCCCTTGAGCAGGATTCTCATTGAATAGAAATGGAGCCTGGTACTGAAAAACATTTGGCGTCGTCTCAAATAAGAACTGTCTCTTCAACTCAAATAGCTGCAATCTAGCTGCCATCTCATACATGTAAAATCGATTTACATAGTCACAGATAGTCTTATCAGATAAAGCAGCTGTAGAAGGCGTTTTAAGGATCCTACGCACCCATACAATGATATCACTTAGAATCCCACCACTAGTTGCAGGAAGTACAGTTGCAGGCATCATGCAAACGCTCCAATTGGACGAAATTTACCTCTGAATGCTGTATGAGTTGGCTGAAAATTTTGCATTTGCCTATCCGCAGTCAACATAGCAGGGGAAATATCAACATAAGAAAATTTGTGATATTTCTGACATTCCTCTAAGTGGTTTGCAACCATTCTAGGAACATATACAGGCTTGTTTGCTGGAATTTCCCAAAGATAATCTGCATCTCCTGGATAGAGGGAAAGACTAAATTTGATGGAGTCTCCAGGGCATTCATAATTTTCATAAATGCCTTTTACATACTCCCATGCCCGAGCATGCTCCTTTTTAAGACAGTCTGGAAGCTTTCCCATAGGAGGGGTTAATCTTCTCTTTGGCTCGATATAAGGAATGCCTTCGGAGGCTGCCAATTCCTTTGTAGTCAGCCGTGTCTGTATTTCAGGCTCATTTACAGGCGTCTCAGCGATCTTATCGACAGTAAGACTGTTTAAGTGCTGCTGATGAGCTAGTGTCTCACTCACTAATGATTCGTTGTCTCTTTTCATTTCACCCTCGTTTTTCAGTGTGTAATCGTTACACATTTGGAAAGTCAGTCACATTATACGCTCCAGGAATTTCAATAGGCAAGGTTGGAACCCCTCCTGGAGACAATTTTCCAGTATTTTGATTTCCGCAAACTAGCACCTGAGCGGGATCAATAACTTCAAAAGGACCTGGTGTTGGAACCACAAAGGCATCAAAATTTGATGTGTCAATGGTTACTAAGAAATTCTCAGAATCTAAAACAGCGCTCACAAATCCTTTAAGAGTATTTAGCTGCCTCATACCCCATTGAGGAGGTATCACAAATTGAACCTGGTTTCCAAAAACAAACATATTGTCAGTCGATGTGGTGACTAGAGTTTGAGGCCCTTGTGGATCAATAGCAGCAATATCACATACAAAAGGGTAAAAAAGGCCAGTAGGATAATCTCCAGCATTGCTTTGCATCGTCATAGGTTAATCCTAGCAGCTGCCTCTCGAAAGAGGCAGCCTACACATTATGAAGTTTGTATCATATCTGGAAAGACTGCTCTCCAACGAATTACATCTCCTGCATTAACAAGAAGGGCAGTATTAGAAGCACCTGCATCAGAGACACCTCCAATTAATACACCTTGGCGTGTATTAGCTACATATGCCCCTGGAATGGTAATAGGAGGAGTAAATGGAGGATATCCACTAAATCCAGTATTTTGATCACCTGCTGAAATCACTTGAGCTGGTGTAACAGTAGTTGAAGCGGCACTCGTAGGATATGCAAAAGCAGTAAAACCGACAGAATTCACATTCACAGTGATCGTATTGGCAGTAACAGCAGTCACATATGCTTGTTGAGGTATACCAGTTCTTGTAAGGACTCCCAAACTATCTAGCTGCGTCATTCCCCAAGGAGCAGAAATAGAGAAAAATACCTCTTGTCCTACCACAAAGGAATGGTTAATAGCTGTGGTTACAGTAGTTGTCGTACCGGTAGACACTGCTATGATAGCACTTCCTTCAGGAATATACAGGTCTGGATACAGAAGTTTCTTTGCAAAACCAGCCGTTGCTGCTGCAGCAAATCCTGAGGAATTTACTTCAATTGCAAAGGTGGTCGTACTTCCAACTGTTTTTACAGTATAGACTACGCCGGCAATCTGTAACATGCCTGTAGTACCATAGATTAAAACAGCATCTCCTACGACTAAACCATGAGGAGTTGTCGTTGTTACCACTGCATCAGCAGCTTGAGATACACTACTGATCGTAAGCGTGGGGCCATAGTTATAGGTGCCTGCAGAAATGAAAGAGAAGCCGCCAGTCGTAAGATTGTAATTTCCTACAGTAGCTTCACCACTGGTAGTAGTAGCTGTATAACGAGCTGTACCAGCAGCATCTTCCGCAAAACCAATAGCATATTGAGGTGTATTTTCAGGAGGAGTAGGAGTAGCATCTGCTACAGTTTGCCCCCATCTTGTCTTATTCCAAATTTCAAAAGTATTTGGAATGAAAGGCAAGTTGATAAACTTAGAATTTACACCAGTACCAGTTCCTGCAACAGTAGTAAAATACCCCTCAGCAATCTTGGAATATTCAGTCATGGTTCACCTCAAGCTTGGGCTGGCGTGCAGCGCATATTGCGGATCCATGTGTCCTGAAGGATAGCTTGCGTCTGTGCAAACTTAACCCCAAGGGTACCATTCAAAGCTAAAGGTCCACTGAAAATGGGTGGCCTATACAGTAGCTGAGAGCTATATCCATCTTGCTCGATGTGACCATAGGACTCTCTAGCGACTACCATATTATTAAACACATCTCTTCCCAATATCGCTCCAGCATTGCGCTGTACAGCAGACTCTGAGCTGGTGAATATTCGAATATTGAAGATGGCTCCATATTCCGAATAAATCACATCCTGCTGGTTAGGATAGTTCCAACTACTGGTGAAGTTATCTCCCAATCCATCAAAGTCTGGCTGTAGCTCCGTAGAAGTCAGCATGAAGTATGCTGCACGGATAGGGGAAGATCCAAAGCGGAATTCACCCATCTTTCCAGTCAGGAACTTGAATGCATTGGCAGTATCCAACGAGGCAGCTACATTGGAGCAGTCTCCAGGTGTAATGTTCGTAGGGTTGTCACCATTAGTACCCAGCTTACAGTTGTATACCGAGGTTGCTGAGAGCAAAAAGTCACGCAAAATTATGTCTTCTGCTTGCGCTCTGTTACTTTTGTGACCAACTATTTGGAAATTCCGAAGAGTTGGCGGAGGGTCTTGTTAATCCCCTCTCACGACCTTCATAAGCTATACGCCGTGTTCCGACTATCACATCTCCTTTCGGAGCCATTGGGTTTAGTCTGTCAGCCTGCACGCTTTCGCTGCTTGGCCCTTGTCACCCAGCTGTAGGGCGTCCAAGTCAATTACCAACGGTTTTAGATGCGCCTAAGACGCATCGCGACACCTAATCGCTCTGTCACCCAGCTCAAAACCTATCTGTTACTTTCTGCTATTGGAAACAGCAGCACGACAAAATACGCTTAAACACATTTGTCGACTTGCTATCTTCTTTTTTCAAAAGAGGGACGTTGCTCTCTACATCATGAGCATGCTGATCGGTCACGTCTATGAACTCGCTAAGAAGTATTTTCTCTTCTTGTCCATAAATTTTTCCCCATGAACCAGTCGTATGTTGCGTTCTATCAGCTGTAGATAACATGTTAGCCTCCTCAGCCATTAGCATACTGACCAACGTTTTCCATTTTTGAAATCGTTGGCGGAAGAGCTCTTCGGCATCTCCTCACGAGTTTTATTTTGAACTATAGCTCGTGTCCTGACTGTTGCATGTACCTTAGCGGTACCCCTCGCGCTCAGTCGATCACCCTGCACGGATTTCTCCTGCTTGGGCCTCGTTACCCAGTTCTAGGGCGTCCGAGTCAATCAGCGAAGGTTTAGAGACCCCATTTTTATTCAAATACACTAGATTTTGATAGCATTCTTCTCTAAATCTAAGTTGCTCAGGGTCAACTCCTATTTTGCAATATCCAGTATGGATAAATCCCTTACAAAATGTATGAAGCACTTGGGCATTTTCCTTCTTGAATACCAAGAATGGAATCACCCTGTCCAAAAATTTTAATGCTTCCTCTTTGCCAGAAATATTCCAAGTATAGTGAAATCCATTGGTAGCCGCCTTATTAGTTGCTACGTAGGATTTTCCCCAGGGGATATTGCGTCGTAGAAAATTGATCGCTTTGCAATCCGCAAATGATAACTGAATGACCACTGAATATCGATGATTTTTGACTCCAGGCGTAGCATCATTTTTAGTCTGACGCTTAACACAAAATGAACCATCTGTATCCATAAGACCAGCTACATATGCCCAAAAAGATGGATCTTCATTTATTGCTGAGGCTCTTCTCTTGGAAATCCCAGAAAAATTTCTATCTTCATTGAAAGCAATCATCTTAGCATGGGCTTTCTCTCGGAGATGCACTTCTTCTGGACTCATTACCATTCCTCTCCGGAATGGATGAGCCAAAATAAATTTCAGCAAAAATTCTGCTCTCTCTTTTTTGATGACTAAGAAAGGAATAAGTTTTTCCAACGCGGCATGGCATTTTTCTGCTCCTTGGGCTTTCCATCTATGAAGAGGCTGAGAAAATTTTCCACTCTTTAATAGGAATGGTTTTCTTATACCTATATCTCCTCCAAAAGCATGTAGAAGCATGTCTACAATCTTTTTAGATAGATTAGCGCATTGCAGCATCGCCACATGCCATGGATTTTTAGCACCTTTCTGACGGATGATTGAGAATGATCCATCCCCATCCATTACGCCTGCTAAGTATGCCATAAGATATTCCTGCTTGTCACACATGATGACCTCCGTTATTGAGGACATCATATCAGATTGCAAATATATGAGCAAGTTAAATTATTCCTTCATCAAAATCATTCTCACATCATATCTGTGAGGTATTTTTTTAGGACAAGGGTCTTGGTCCTGTATGACGACCTGCTCATTCAATATTACGCTCGTTCCGTAGAAAGCAATACTAGCATCGATTATCTCTCTAGTAGCTACTTGAGAGGGGGGCTCGATACCGCTGTTACCTAATTGAACCACTGGGGGTTGCAAAGGTACTGGTCGCAGAAATCGCATCGTAGTACCACCTTGACGTGGCATCGAGTACTTTTCTGCAGGGATAATGTAGTTGAAATTTGGCGTAGGCACTGATAAGAGGCCTGGAGCCAGGCTCTGGAGTATCGGTGCGGGCAAATTTGAAGTTGTCGTAATGCTCATTGTTCCTCACGCTAACATCTAGACATGTTAACGGTCAGAAGAGAGAGCCTCTAATGGTGTAGAGGCTGACCGCCTCCTAAAGGCCTTTTTTGTGCAGCCTTTAGTTTTGCATAGGCCTGATCTCGAGCTTCTTTGGAGCGGATATCAAATTCTACTGCTGCTGGAGTACCACTTCCTGGAGGAATGTAATGCGGATTCTTAGCATTTTCCTCTACTGTCTCTCTAATCGATGGTTTAGACACAGGAGCTGATGAATTTCGGCTTTTGATATGCTCATAAGCCAGCTTACGCCGTTCATAGTCATCTGGGATCTGCATCACCGCTTTCAAGAAGACAGGATCCGTTTTCTCCAATGCAACAATATTATTTTCATTCAGCACTTCATCGAAGTCTCGAAACTCTGTACGGAGACGTCCAAGATAGTTCTTTTTTTCGTCTTCTGAGCGCTGTTGCTCATAAGTACGCCTAGCGATCTCCTCTGCTCTCCTCTCAAAGGCAGCTCTCTCTTGCGCAAGCTTAGCTTTTAAGCGATTCGTATCAACATATTCATCAGGCGCATCATCCAAAGGGTCTTTTTCCTTAGGAGTCAACATCTGCTTTAGCTGATCCAATTCATTTCTAAAAGATTCTGCTTGCAACTCGGCTCTTAGTCTGGCTTCACGCTCATTATCGCGTAAAGCCTCTAATCGCCTAAAATTAAGCTCTTTGTCGCTAAGTTCAGAACTCTTTTCAGGAGAGGCGATTTCCTGTTCTGTTACGCCGTCAGTCATATAGTCTCCGTGCTATGGTGAGTAGCAATACACCGATTGCTTATTTGACGCATAAGCCCACGATTGATACATTATAAATTTTTTAACACTATACGAGTTTAAGTGCAAATGTTTGGTCTACCCTCCATGTTAGCCCTGGATAATATCCAATGGGTACGAGAAAATAGCGAAAAGGAATACGCTGAATGTATCCAAAATCTTATTTTGAAAGCTCCATTTGGAAAGCGCAAATTCTATATCTTTAGCTTCATCAAACGAGTAGATGATCTTAGCGGCATCAAAAAGATGTATCATCAACCTCGATTGACTAAACCAGATCCAGTTCCTGGAACAACTTTATTGAGAGTAGATCCTAGTGATCCAGAGATAGCGACTATCATCTGGACTCTTCCTCAAGAAGAAAATTTTGGTATGTATAAAGAAGGAAAAATATTTGGAGATAGATTCGTATATGACTGTGTACAGACCTTCCTAAATGATCCTAAAGCATTCTTACAGCCTGAAGAAGGGGATGCTTCTGAGGAAGAGATACGAGATATTTATCGCTCTATGAGAAATAAAAAAACCAAGGAGAAAAAATCTCCTTGGCCAGAGTAAACAGACGGACTTTGTGGATCAATTCATCTTACGCGGAGGTGGATTTCTAGGCAAATCACGTCCTGTCGCCGGCGTATGTGTATATCCACCTTTCTTTAGACCAACCTTTCCGGCTTCTCCAACCCCTCGATATTTGCCAGCTGTATCCGCATTGCGATGATCATATGGCATATTCGAAAAAACGGGACGTAACATCTTAGTGCCTAAAATCAGGTTTAGGAAGACTGTTATTCGTAGCTTTTACGAATTGACTCTGATCTCGGAATACAGATTCCTCTGTATCAGGATACTTGAATCCTCGTACTTCTCCTGGACGTGCTAGTACTTTACGCTCAGGCTGGGCAGGAAAATAGCCGTCAGAATCCGGCTCTCCCTTATGCATATCCATCTTGCGATCATGCATTGATTTCATGGTTCACCTCTTGAGAAGGTTGTTGAATGTTCTTAGACAAAAGTGCCTCTATAAATGCATTGGACTGAGCTGTCCTCTTTGCATCTACCTTAGCTCTATCTTCAGATATCTCTTCACGTGTATTCAACATCTGAAGAGCATCCATATCTTTCTTGGTCTCATATTCTCCATACTGCTGCATTATCTGTAACAACTTCTCCAAAGCCTCTACCTTAGCTTTAAGAGCCATGCTACGATTTTGCGTAATCTCTGAAAGCCTCTCTTCAAATAGCCCAATATTAGACTCGGCTCTTCCATGTCTTTCCCTAGCCATCGCTATTTCATTGACAGATTTGGACTGCAAATTCTGCAACTGAGCTTCCAAAACAGAATGCTTTAACAAGAGCTCTTGCTGTTGAGCCTTCTGAGCTTCTTGTTGAGACTGCTCAATCGCTGAGATAATCTCATTCTTGCCTTGGATTGTGGCATGCTCAAGCATAAATTTAGCAGGTATAATGCCTCCCAAAACCTCATTAAGACGTATCATCTGTAGGAATTGCTGCTGTTGCTGAATCGTTGTATTTATCCCCTCAGATACTAGTACGTCATATTTTGAGAATGTCTTAGAGAGAAATTCAACATTAGGTTCTTTTCCTAAGATACGTCCTATCTTAGATGGAGACCACTTATTCTGTACAATGCGCTGCTCTAGCCTTCCCAGAAGCTTCAAGGCACAGTCCCATTGGTCAAAATACTTTTGCAAGGTGATAAGGCCTGCACCTTGCTTCAACATTACCTCAATACCAGTTTTAGAATCATCTGCCATGCCCATCAATTCTTGATTCACTCCAGATGTCCTGAAAATCAAATCAGCAAGCTGATCTGCAAGCTGCATATCACTAGGAGGCACTGCATTTGGAATGATTTTCTCAATATCAGTAAGCTCATAGCCAGGTTTGATATGCACATTCTTGCCTTGACCTGCATATGAAAGGTTATCCTCATCAGCTACTGCATTTTCCTTGATCTTCCATCCCGAGTTGATTGAACTTTCGCTAATATCATGGTTGAGGATGATACGTCGATTCATCAAAAATTGAGCATCCCTCATCGATCTTACCAAAGACCTGACTCGAAGATCATATTGGGCTATATGAGGATCATAATTCCAATACACTGGAATCAAAGGACACTCATCAAAGCCAAGAGGATTATGACTGAGATACATCACTTGATCGTTGATGACGACTGCAAGTTTCCAGGTAGGCACCTCTACCTCAATAACTTCGAAAAATCCAGTATTTTGTATCAACTCTTCTAGATTCTTTTCTTTATCTGTATACTCATACGAGATTCCATCATTATGATTATACAAAAGTTTCTTTTTTCTTTTGCTATGATACCAAACATAGGAGAGAACAAGAAGGTCATTCCTAGCTAGATTATAGTTCTCTGGAAGGAAGTAGAATTTTCCATACCTATTCCCATATCCTGACATTGTCCCAATGATATCTGCCTTGTCAGGAAAATAATTCTTAGCCTCTTGCTTTGAGATATACTGCTGACACCATATGAAGTTGCAGTCGCTCATATCAGATTCCCTAAAATAGGGATCCAACAAGAATGAGTTGTATGACCATACCTTCAAGTCCAAAGTACCATTCACAGGATCATCAGTATAATCCAAATAAGGTTGTACCAACACCATTCCAGCAATCGCTGACTGCTCATAAGCAGTAGACATCTTATCCAAAATGCCTCGATAAGAATTTGCATATGTCATCACTTTGGTTAGGTCGTCAGCATATTCCTGATGTGATCCCTCAATGGGTGTATAGTTAATGCTTTTACGATGCTGTCTCTGATAGCCTGTCACCATATTCACAGGCTGCTGGACTAGGTTAAATTGAAAAGTCTGCCAATTGTACTGGGGATAAAAGTTGAAGTAGCTGTTGATGAATCTCTGCTCACCCGCATAAAATAACGTATCAATATTTGCCTGGTTCCATCTTGCCTGCTCTATAGGCTCAAATTTTCCATAGAGATTGTCCATCCAGGTTTTAATATTGCTTTCGTTAGGCTCTACGTCCGTGTCCCACGGAGGAAATTGCATCGGCATAAATGACTCTTTAAAATAAGTTTCCTATATAATAGGGAAAATTTTCTTTATGCACCATTCTCAACCTCGGAGATGATGGCCTATGACCTATTCACTCAGTGGTGATGGAGTCAGTCCTTTACCCACTTTTCCTGTTAGCTCACCTAGAGATCCTCTTCCAACTGATCAAATTAGCCAGAATGGTCAACCATATCGGGTAGGTCAGCAATGGTTCAATAGCGAAACCCATATCATGTTCATTTATTTTGGAGCAGGAGATTGGGTTGAAGTTGCAGCATCTACAGGTGATTTGCTAACTCTAACTGACAATTCTAATAGTTTTGTGTATCCTACCGGAACTGGCAATATAAAAATTGCTGCAGGCGCAGGAATCACTACTACTGCTGGCGTAAATACTCTCACTATTGCATCTGCAGGCGTATCCTTTACATGGAATACTGTAACCAGTGCTACCAACCCAAATACACTAGCCAATGATAATGGATATATTTCAAGCGGAGGTGTTCTTGTTACTTATACTACCCCAGCAGTTGCTGCTGTCGGTAATTCCTTTATCGTTACTGGAAATGCTACAGATTGGTCGATAGCTCCTGGCGCTGGTCAGTCCATTCAACTAGGCCCAGCAAGTGCTGCAGTTGGTATATCTTCTACATTAGGATCAGACACTGTATATATTACATGTATAGTGGCAAACACAACTTTCAAAGTTTTATTCTCATTTGGAAACATCACATTTAGCTAACGAGGCAACATTATGGCTACAGGCAATGCAATCAATGCCAACAGCGCAGGCTTAGTAAGATATGACGGAGCCGGACTTTTTGATGGAGTCACCACCACTGACCACAGTGTACTTATAGGTGCTGCTTCTAATGGAATCACCAGCTTAGCCCTTACCAATGGACAACTTGCTATTGGTAGCACTGGTGCTGATCCATCTGCTGCTACCTTAACAGCAGGAACTGGAGTATCCATTGTTAATGCAGCTGGAAGCATTACCCTTAATGCAGTCGGAGGAGGAATAACCTGGTCTGTCGTTACAGTTGACGGTACATTTACTGTCAATACAGGAACAATTGCCAATAAGGCAGGTACACTAGCCATGGCTCTTCCTGCCACAAGTGCAGTAGGAGATATTATATCTATCACAGGCATCAATACTGCTACGGGATGGCAAATTACTCAGGGGGCAGGTCAACAAATCTTCTTTGGTACAGCCTCTACTACAGCAACCAGCGGATCATTAACCTCTAGCAATATTAGAGACACTGTAACTATCGTCTGCGTAGTGGCTAACCTCACATGGAACGTCATTAGCTCCATCGGCAATATCACCGTCGCATAGAGGATAATATGGCCCTAAACAATGCTGTAAACCTGGTTCCCACGATAAGTGGGACTCCTGGTCAGATTGCTGTTACACAGGCGGCAGGCTCTACTACGGCTACCCTTGCATTGACTAGTCCATTTTTCAATAGCGCTCAACCTCTTTTCTCGGCTTATTTGAGTTCGACTCAAAGCAATGTCACTGGAAATAACACTCCGTACATTATTCCTTTTGACACAGAGCTTTTTGACAATGCAAATAATTATAATCCTGTAACAGGAATCTTCACGGCTCCTGTTACAGCAAAATATTTGCTTGTCACAAATGTGAAATGGCAAAGTGGAGGTAGTCCCTCTACCAATGGCCAAGTACAGTTTAGAACTGGATTCCTATTTCCCTGTTTTTTTAATCCCTTGGTAGCTGCTACCACGACTTTTTTATGGAGTGGATATGCTATTGTGGCCTTAAATTCAGGGGCTACAGCTCGAGTAGAACTTAACAGTCAGGGAGGAACCAAGACAGCTAGTGTCATTGGAGATGGAACTCAAAGAGTATCAACATTTAGCGGCTATCTTTTGCCATAGGAGAAGTTACATATGGCAGTCAATAATTCTGTCAACTTAGCCCCATTAATTACTGGCACCTCTAACCAAATTCAGGTTACTCCCAACCCAAGCACCAATGTAGCTGCTATTGCCCTTACATCTCCGTTCTTCAATACTTCTCAGCCAATGTTTTCAGCATTTCTGAGCTCCAATCAGACAAATGTCAGCGGAGATGGAACAGTCTATCCTATTGTATTTGATACTGAACTTTTTGATCAGGCCAGCAATTACAATAATTCAACAGGAATATTTACAGCACCAGTTACAGCCAACTATCTTTTGATTGGTGTAGTGGGATTTATCTCTAGTTCAGGCGGAACAACAACTGCTCAAATACAAGTGAATGCGACAGCCGCAACTTATCCTCTATTTTTTCAACCTGGAATATCCGCAAGCTTCACCTATATTTTGTCTGGATCATGCATAGTGCCTATGGCAGCAAATGATACAGCCAAAATAGAATTCATCAACACAGGCTCTACATTGACCGCTCGAGTCAATGGAGGCACTGGACAAAGAGCTACTATCTTCAGTGGATATTTACTTCCTTAGGAGGTCATTATGGCCGTAAACAATGCTGTGAACCTGGTTCCAGCGATCAGCGGAACCGCAAATCAAATTGCAGTTTCACAAGTAGGCGCCGCTGCTACCATAGCTCTCGCCTCTAGTGTGATAAACACATCACAACCCATGTTCATGGCTTACTTAAGCGCAAATGCTGTCAATGTAACTGGAGATGGAACCGTATATACTATCCTATTTGATACCGTAAGCATCAACCAAGGAAGCAGCTATAATGCTGGAACAGGTATTTTCACAGCTCCAATCACAGGAAAGTATCTCTTTAGCAGTTCATGTATTGCTGTAACAGGAACAACAAGAACTGCAGTGCAATTTCAAGTAACAAATACAACTATAAATTATCTTTTGCAATATGACGGAAATTCGCCTGCTGCTATCAGAACTGAGACTTTTGGAAACTCTATAATCATTCCAATGTCTTCTGCAGACACATCTAAAATCCAGATCATTGTCTCAGGAGCCGTTAAAGACACTACTGTAGTGGGAGCTGCCGGACAAGTTGATACATATTTCTGTGGCTATCTCTTACCATAAATCTTGGGAGAATCATGGCATATTCCAATCAACTCACCTACGCCCCGCTCAAGAGCTTCAGCTCTGCATCTCTCAGTGGAACCTACCAGGCTGTAGGTACTCCACTTGCATTTCCTGCTGCGATTCTCAGAATCGTAAATAACGGCACTACAGCCGTCACCATTTCGATTGACGGAGTCAATGACCATGATGTCGTATTGAATGCCACAAGCGCACAGTACACGCTTTCTGAGCTAATTCCAGCTACTCTGAATATGGGGTTGAGATCAGGTACTCAATTCTACATCAAAGGTACTGCTGGAACAGGCACCATCTACATTGTGTATCTGTATCAAGTAACGGCGTAAAATCAAAGAAGCCGAAATGTGACTTACATTTCGGCTACCTCCATCCCTGAGTAGACTGCGGCTGCCAGCCATGGCTATTTGTAAAGCCTGGATATGCCATAGGATTCTGCTGCCACTTCTTCTCTTGAGCTTGCTGATACCTTTCTTGCTTGGATATCTCTTTCAAGCATCCCCTAGTGCCGAAATGGGTATAGAGAGC